ATGCCCACGGCAGTTCTGTTTCACACTTGATAGGGGGCATATACACCGAACAATTCGATTGCTTTTATTTTGTACGCATTGAAAGCCTGTTCAGCAGTGTCATAATATCCAATGTGTATCTTTTTATTATTCAATCCAATGGATGCTTTATACTTTCCTTTGCTCTTATCGAATGCCACGCCTTTATAACCACTCTTATTGTTCTTGCTTGTTCCACGATTCATATTATTCTGTAAAACAGTACAAGCACGAAGATTACACAAACGATTATCTAATCGATTTCGGTTTATGTGGTCAATGCTTTCGTATTCATTCCCTAACAAATACCGATGTAAAGAAATATGTGATGTTGTTGATATCACTCGATTCTTGTTCTTATCGACAAACCATTTTAATTGTCCAACATATTCAATCATGCTTGTATCAATCAAAAACTCTTTGCCTTTTGAATCAAATACTTTTGTTACTTCTCCACATACTTCATAATTGTTTTTCATATTGTCCTCCAATAAAAAAGGAACAGCCTTTCGCCATTCCTTAAATGTTGGAGCTGTTCAGGAGCATACCCTGACATTCATTCAGCTTTTGTTGTTACGTTGCCAAAATCATCAACCGTGAATCTTCTCTGTTTTGGGAAGTGTTCACGTTGGTGACAATCAAAACATAAATATTCTAAGTTATCATGATTCAACAGGATACTCGGATCATTGATATTATCCAGTGAGATATACTCCTTATGATGTACAATGTATCCCGGTCGAACAATGCCCTTGGCATAGCACCGTTCACATAATCCACCAACCTTGCTGATGTATTCCGATCGGCATCGTTGCCATGCCTTTGACTTGTAAAATGCTTTCTGCTGTTCTGGTGCTTCATATCGTAGACTCATATATTTCCAATGAAAAACGCGCCCACCATTATGATGAGTGCGCCTTAAAGGGGAGTGAACTAAACAAGTTCTATTTAACTAATATCATTGTAAACCAAACTGTTGTCCCCTGATTACCCCATTTATATTTTTTTTGATAGTTCGTAGTAAAACCTTCTGCGAATATCGTAGTACATGTTCTTACCGCATGGCATACCATCATCAATAAGCTGATAGACTGTAAAACCATAGCAAACACCAAGGCGAACCCAATGGTCAAGGTTTGAAGCATCGCAGGCAATGGCAATTGTATCGTCAATCATCTTACATTTGGTTTCGATCTCAATCATCTTAATTGCAATCTCTGATGTACTGTCATAGTCATGGGTGGTCTGAACCTGATCCTTATCATAGCGAATGGCCCCACGGCTATCACGATCTGAATCAAGTCTTGCCTTCCAATCCCGGTACTGTAAAGCATAATGAATGCAGGTCAAATAAGTGTGCTTCGGTAAATAGTATTTATTATTCTCAGATAGTGTTCTATACTTCCCCATTTTTATTCTCCTTTAGCCATTTCGCATACTCTTGTAATGTCTTGAACCTAAATACCTCATAAATACTCAGGTCATGATTTTTTGCCCATTTATCCACATATTCCTTAAAGTCAGGATCACGTTTGTAAAGGTCATATAACTCGTCAGTCATTGATGGTCACCTCCAATTTGTTAAGCGGACACAACTTGCACAATTCAGCTGCTTCGGCTTCGTCTTCGGCCTCATACGGCACACGGCACCATGAATCGCACATCTCCTCTTTGATTTTCTCAATATCCCCAATAGTCATTGTCATCGCCATACCTCCTCTCAATGCGACCGCAGATGTATCCGATCGTGAACATGAAGATGACCAGAACCGACAGACCGATTATCTTAATTGTCAACTTTTATCACCTCCAGCCATAATCCGTTTTCGCCATTGTGCGTATAACGGAAATCTGTTTCGATACCTTCCATGATAAGATCGTGCATGGTATTTATCAGGTCTGCCCGGTCTTTACACTTGATAAAATCACCAACCGATACCTGTTCGGAACAGAAGTCATCGTTCTTGCATCCTGTCACGATCTTCTGCTTGCCACCTCCGTAATATGTTTCTGTATCGAACTCTGCGAACTCGCAGTCATAGCAATCTTTCATGAACCCACCTCGTTTCTGTACTTGTCAATAATATCAAGTGCTTCATCCTTAAATATCCACGGTCTATCATTGTGGTAGTTTGATATACCCTCATCGAGGGCTTCTATCTCTGCTCTTATCTTGTCAAGCACATCACCAACCTCGTTTTCATCCTGTGCGGCAATCATTATCTGTTTATATGCTTCATTGCTTATTTGGTCTGTCATATTCAGACCGCCTATAACATCTACTTCGTGCTTGGTCATTCATTCGCTCCTTTCATATAATCACACAAGGTTTGAATAAACCATTTACCCTTATCATTTAACTGTTCTGCTATCTCTAAAAGTTGTATATGTGTTGCCGTTTTCGTTTTGTCTTGCTCCCATACTTTAAACTGTGTTCCAATAGCATTAAGAGTATTCGCTTGATATTCGGAATCATGTGCGCAAAATTCATCAGATATTTCATGCCAATACGCATCATAATCAAAACCGTGTTCTATTCTCATTCATTCACTCCTTTCCTGTGGCTCAATCATCTTTGCTCCGCATTGTGGACAGTATTTATATAATGGAATACCGCCTTTTTCATTCTTATCAACACATTCAACGACAACACATCTGCACTCTGTACAATGCCAATTTCCAATTTTGGGATTATAGTCATACTGTACCCATTCCCAATGCCCTGTCTTTGGCTCTGCTGACGGTATAGCCTTAACATGAGAAGCCACTTCATCAAGAGTGACAAAATCATAGCAAGTAAAATTTGCCTTTAAGTTGTCTATTGTTTTAAGCACTTTCTGTTCGCTTATTAGTCTATCCATGCTCTTACCTCTCATAAATTGATATTATGCTTTTAATACCTTGTATCATTTCATCAATAGATTGTTCGCTATTCTCATACATACTTATTTCAGCTTTTAAATCACTAAACATATCTACTGACGGTATAGCCACGGTCGGAAACGCACCCATCTGTAACATCTGTATGAGATTCCATATTTGGTTTTCTGCGATTTCAAACTCGCTTGCCGTATGAAAACCTTGTGGCTTGATTCTGCTTCTAATATCCTTAAGCCAATCAATCATATCCGACTTACTGATATATTCCCCATCTGCCTGTGCCACCACTGTCGGTGTAATTCCATCTACTTGCGGATAATACATCACTGGTATATTATCTGCCTGTTCCATTGCCTTAAAAGCTACATCCAGTGCTTTCTTCTTTTCCTCGGACAGACTCATGTATAATTGCTCTAATTCTGTTCTAGCCCTCTCATTGGTCATATCTCACTCTCCTTCTAACCCAAGCAGATAGTCCGTACTTACTTCAAGCAGCTTCGCCAACTTAACCAAATTGATGCAGCTTGGCATCTGCCCTTCATTAACATATCCATTCATGCTATTACTTCCGATCTCGGTTAATAAACCCACTTGTCTGATAGACATGTCTTTGTCATTTATGGCTTTGAGTAATCGCATGTTAAACCCCTCGATCTGCTTCGACTTCATCCGTCTTCACCACCCTTTTAATAATCTCCAGAGCCGTCTTCATTCCAAATAACTCCCCATATAGCTTCGCATCCCGGTAATATGCCATTAGCTCCTCAATCTCTGCTATTATCTTCTCGATATCCATCTCTGCCCCTCCCATAATTCTTTATGCAGCCATTAAGCTGACACTTGCCATGCTCGAAATAAGCACAGGTATCTGTAATGTATTTCTTGTCCGAATCGCCCCTCTGCAATGGGTATATTGTCCTCTCATAGCACTTATCAGGAGCAGGCAACCTTTCATTCTGCCTTAGTAGTCTATCCAATATATCTCACTCCCTTCAGCCGGATCGCACCCATTGTGACCAAGGTGCCAATGTTAAATGTGGTGTAGATTTCGACTCCATTCTCAGCGATCCTCATGGCCTTAACGAACTGCGGATATGCCTCGATGACCGTCCACTTGGTTTTCTGTACTTTTCTGCCCTGAATCCCCTTTGTGAGTGTTTCGTGTTCTATAATCTCTGTTCCGACTAATGCCGATAAATCATAGTTTGCCAAGACAAAATGCCTCCTTCCTTGCTGCAGTATCTGCCTTACCTTCGATGAACTTGTCGCATTTCCCTTTTGGCAGCCGCTTCTTTCCGAATTTCACAGTTCTAAGTTCCCCGGTTTCAAAGTAATAGCCACAACATCCTGTGCTTAAGTAGTAATACTTGCAGTGTTCACAGACTTGATGATCTTTCACGTCATACATCTTTGGCCTTCCCCTATCTTCCATCAAATAACCCCCTTTTTACAGTTTTATGTCTATGTTCTTTCCGTGTTCGTTTATCCAATCAATCGCCTGTCGCATCGTGTGCCCATTGTTCTCCGCAACATCAAGTATTTTGTACATCTGTGGGTGCGTTTCCTTTAGCATCAAGAATCTTTCATCACCACCGATATGCGCTCCGAACCCACAACATACACATCCAGTTCTTTGGCATCCTGTACAGTGCAATGGCTTGTTGCCTAACTCGAATAACTCGTTTCCTGTCCACTGAGCCATATCTATCTGACCCCATTCCTCGTCATCCGTTACCACATCACCGTATACAGAACATATCTCTAAGTTGTGGCTCTTGATGTAAAGCAGTACATCTTGCTCTGTCCAAAAGGACATTGGATTCGATGTAGGGATTGTCAGATTAAATCCGTTGCAACTATTCTGTAACCATTTCTGTGTCCTTAATCTGCTCTCACTCGCCATCTGTGCCGTGATCGGTACTTTTCCGGTATCTTTGAAATACTTGTGGCTAGGATTCTTCTTCATGATGTTGCAACACTTGTTTGAAATCTCAAACGGTGCATCAAGGAAGAACTTATATTTCTCTAATGAAAACTGTGACCTATCATAGTTAGGGATATTCGCCTTTATCGGATGCTTCTTGTCTTTCGTGAGCATTCCTAACATAATCGCCAAACGTTGATTGTTCCCACCCTTTCGATGTACCATCCTGTCGTTTAGAATACTCGCCAATTCCTCGGAGTTTTCTATATTTGTTGTCATGCCCCCCCTCGTAGGTGACAATTTGCTTATATAGTCCAATCGTTCCAAAGATACGGTCGCATTCGTAGTTGAATATGTGATGTTGCCCCCCCATAGAGCGTTTTTATGGGCTGTTTCGCATAATTCAATATTGCTAGGGGTATTCGCCTTTGTCCGATAGTTCCCTGTTCCTGTTATGCGCTCGTAATTGTAACGATACGGAATCCTGTCTGTCTGTCTGTCTGTCTGTCTGTCTGTCAAGACGGTTTCGGCTTCAAGCATATTTGTCAAGCATTCTTCACGCAAACTTGTCAAATATTTTCTTGCCCCTTGTACACATTCACTGACTTCTTTACTAATCAAGGGAAATCCGTACTTTCTGCATACCTCAAAGAAATTCATCTTCGGTCTGACTATATCCACGTTGTTAAACTTCTTAACAAATGCCCTTAATTCCGGGTACTGTGTCGGCACGTCCACAAACATTGCTTTAACCTTGGGATATTCCTCTCTTACTATGTCAAGCAATACCGTTGAGTCCTTGCCACCCGAAAAGGAAACATATACTCCGTTAACACCGTAATACCTTATCCATTCCCTGATCCGTTGCTTAGTCAGCCTCACTTTCAGGTCAAGCGGAAGAGCTTGTAACTCATATAAATCTTGTAATGTATGTCTATTCGCCATCATCTACTCCTTTTACTCCCCACGGATTCAACGCTGCCTGTCTTTCCAACTCCTCAAAGAACTCATGAGAATATTTCCGGGTGTTACCGCCCATCTTCTCGGCAGCTGTTTTGGGTGCGCTATATATCATATTTCTGCCTTTACCTTATTTGCCTCTTGCATGACTGTTGGAAATCCTTTGCTCGTTACCGACATATAATCGAGATAAGCAATAACCCATGTCCTGAATAATCGGTGTAGAGGATCGCTGGTGTTATATTCCTTGGTCAACTCTGTGGCATCATCAACCACCTTGTCCCATGCATCGTTATCATTCTGCGTAGGTATCTCGGTGTGCTTGATGAATTTCCAAAACTGATTTATGAAGTTGTAGATGTTTCTGTTGTTCATTTTGTATCTCCCTTCTTACTCCCAAGGAATCTCTAAGTCATCAACCGGCATAAACTCTTCTTCTGCTTCTTGCTCGGCCCATTCCGTTGTCCACTTAAACTTGATAACCTCTGTGGAGCTATTTTTCATTCGTCTGCTTTCGACCTCATACCAAAGCGGAATAAATTCATCTTGGATGCCTTCCTCTCGATCTTTGGCGATCTCGATGACATTCGTACCCTTGAACAGCAATACTTCGTCTTCTGTGGTACCCTTCTTGCAGAACTCATCCATATATCCCTTCTTAAAGTCATGATTGACTCTGTGGACAATAAATGCGCTGTCAACCAAATTACTGATGTTTCCACTACCTGCCACATCCACTAACCGCAAGAAGCTGATTGTCTTCCTTGGATGCGCCACAAGTGCCACATGTACGTTGTACTGTTTCGCCAAGTCAAGTAGACCATTCATAATTGCCGTTTGCGCTCTGTACTCGTTCTGGTCGATTTCTGCCTTACCGATTGTCATCATGTTGTCCATAATAACCAAGTCAGGATGAACCTCATCGACCTTTTCCTTGACTCGGCTGATTAGATTTTCAAAATTCGAGCCATAGCTGTTATTGTATACATGCAGGTTATTGTGAATCCATTTTGCGATGTCCTTTTTTATCGCATCCGGCACAATCCAAAATTTTGAGTCATTCTTTTCGATTTCTTTGCAATACTGTTTGCCTGCTGCCTGTTGAATTAACCACCTTGCATACCGTTTATCCGTCAGCTCCCCGGAATAAGCCAAGACCGAATGCCCATCATTAACCGCCTGCAAAGCTATTTGTGACAGGATGGTTGACTTTGCCGATGCACGAAGGCCGGACCATAAGCTGATGCCACCCTTGAGCAATCCGTGCATCTTCTTATCTATAATATCGATATGAGTCTTGATATACTCGTTGTCAGGTGTAGGCTTTGCGATGATATCCTCGATGGTTTCCCAGATAGCACCATTCTCGACATTGATTTCCTTGCCCTTCCGATCTCGGTTGTGCCGTTTCCATCCTTCCTCGATGGCTTTGTCGAATGCTTCATTACTCTTTTCATAAGCATCCGGCTCGAACATTATCCGCACATCTTGCCATTTCTTCCCTTGGCAACTGTCATGCAGGCACTTGAAGCCTATTGCACCACTCGGCTGTCTGAGAATCATCGAGTCAGGTGCCCTGTGGTTGTGGTCGAATGGACACTCATCAAGAACATACTTGGTATATCCTGACCCTTCCTTTGCGGTGTACCTGATGCCATGTTTGCTCATCCATTCCTCGATATCGAAGTCTGATGGATTGTAGTGGTTATACTGAGCAGGTTTGACCTCTTCCTCTTCGATTTCCTCTGCGAGCTTCTCAAGGTATATTTTCTTGGTTTGCTTCAGCTCCTTGATATCACCATCAATCTTGGCGAACCTGTGTGGTCTTTCCTTGGTGCTTGAACCTTTCTGAGCCAATGTGCCGTATAGCTTACAGATCCTACTCGGGTTGAAGTTTGCCGTATCGACCTTGACCACATCCGTACTGAACATGGCTGCAAGTGCTTTAAGGCACCGCTTGATTAGTTTTATGTTTTCTTCATTATTTACAAGGCCGATTCTGTATAACAGATGATAGCCATTGCCGCTGAACGCTTTGACAGGCTCCTCGAAGCCAAGGCCCTTCAGATAGACATACACCTTCTGCGCTAATTCCATGGACTGCTTCAGCTCCTCATTGGTGCTTGATATGCCTGCCGGGCGATCGGGATCTAAATCCACAAACAGCCAATTCAAAACCTCGACCTCTTTGTCTGATGTAGTATTCTTAACCGCCATGAGCCTGTTGGCCTGCTGCCGACTATACAATGCATCCATCAGCTGATTGAGTGTGATGTATATATTGGTGTTCCGCAGATCGGCTGTGTCAAAAGCCTCAATCAATGTATCAGCATCCCGGAAGTAGCCGCTCAATATCTTTTTGCCGCCCATGACTCTGACCTCGAATAATTCTCCATCAGGTTTGAGCTGTGTGATGGCCTTCCGCAATTCAACTTCATTTATAATTCCGTTGTTTCTCATTTCCTACTCCTCCACAAAAAAATCTGCCGAAGGCTTTTTTGATATTTTTGAATCATTATTAGATTCATTCTTAATATCATTCTTAACATTATTGTTTGTGTTCGGTTTGCTATTCGGGTTGGTGTTCGGTTTGATGTTGGCCTGCTGTTTGGTTTGCTGTCTGGTTTGCTGTTCGGTTTGCTGTCGGGTGTTGCCATTAAAATCTTGAAATTTTGCGTAATTTACTAGCGTTATGAGCAATCCACGATTTGTCCTTTCTTGCCATATCATACCCTCACTTTCAAGCAGATTTAGGTATCGACTCACCTTCTCTCTTCCCCAATGCCACCGCTCACATAATTTACCGATAGATGTCCATTTTTGACCACGTTTGACGATGATTTTCTGCATCCCAAGAATAAATGAACTATCTTTATGGTTTACCTGGAGGATTAAATCTATCCATGCCGCCCTTTTGCTATATGGCTCATCATCTTGCCAAATGGGATCGTCTTCGATGCATCTGTAAATCTTTACATATCCCCTGTTCATTGATTCCCTCCCAATATTCTGATGATTTCCTTTCCGGCATTTCTCCTGTCGCAGAATCGGATCTCGATGCCATACTCATCACGGATGGTGCAAAGGCTTCTATATAATGATGTTCCCTTTGTTGCCCTTGGATTGTATTTGAGTCTTGGATTCTCCCACCACCACACATCTTCAAGGCATTCAATCCCAGATTCTTCTATAAGAAGTATTAAGCGGCCTTTGGATGCAATCAGCTCTCGTTTGAATCGTTCATGCTGCTTACTGCACACATTGCCGACAACCTCTTGCAGATTCTTCTTGGTATCAATGCTCAAGGCGATGGCATCCATCAGATCCTTTTTATGCACCGCATCAGCTCCACCTGCCCGATCTATGACCTTTTGAACCTCGTCATCAATCAAGATGTAATCCCCAAATGGGATGCGCAAGGGAATTAATTCGGCTCCCCCACGCATCATCTGAGAGTGTTTACGCTGATTTGATGCACCATGTTTACCGACAAGCTGATTTTTATCAACTCCGATCATCATTCGAACGGAATCTCCTCATCAGCACCTTCGGGAATCTTCATAAAGCCTGTTTCATCTTCGACCGGGGCAGCAGGCTTATCTTTGGAATCAAGTAACTTCTCAGCCGGGATGTTCTGATTAAGTGCCTTGGCATAATCGCAGAACCATCTGATTTTTCTTCTCTTCTTAACTTCTCCGTTGTAAAGCTCCTCGACCACACCGAAAACAACACCGATCTTCTTGTTCTTGAACTGACCTGCAAAGTCGGCTCCCCACTTGATAGCATCCTCTTTGATGTTGTTGCTCTCAGCATAGGCCCTCATGAATGACTTGAAGCCTTTGGTGCAGGCACCGCCATACTCGGTTGTGATGTAGTTGACCGCCTGGTTAGGATACTTCTTGTCGGGCCTAACATCCTTCTTAAACTGCTCGGTGAAGTAACCTGCCTGTGCATCCTTCTTGTCAAAGTCGATGCTGACCACGATCATCGGATCTCCGTTCTTGGTCTCCCTTTCGGACACGTTCTTGATGATGGCATAATGGCCGCCCAGCTCGACAGGTACAAAATCGCCACCTGCCTGTGTTGATTCATAATTGTTTGGTTTCTGCATGATTGTTTCCTCCTTAAAATGGTATTTCTATTGGATATTGTGATATTGTTCTATATCTTGATGTATCATTATTAGTTAGATTTCTTACATCTATCTTGGCTCGTTTTAGCCATTCTTCTCGGTTTATGCCACTATAACAATCATCTAAAATAGCATGAAGATAATGATTTCCATCATAAGCGTCACAACAGCGACACCGATATGATCCCCAACCTGTGATAAAACATTTCTTTCTGCAGCATGGACAATCATTGATAAATGGAATTTCCCATGATATTGCGTGTGGCAACCATCCGACATCATACATTTCTGTTTTCCCATCGGAATAGCCTACAATAACATCCTTTTTACTTTCATTCCCAAGCATTTCAATTTTATGTTTGTCTATATCGTTTATTATGCCTTTTACTTCAAACCATTGATTTGCATCAGGTAAATAAAAATCAGGTAAATATCTTGTACCGTCCTCAAACTCAAATCCCTCAGGTTCATAAATATACGGAATATCGATGGCATCAAAGAACTTTGCCCATTCAGCTTCAAGTTTTGAACGAAAAAGGATGCCATTATAATTAGTTTTTATTGGCTTCATTTTTCTCCTTCCATCCATAGAACTCCCGAATAGTGTCATCAACCAACTTCAGATTGTTGTCAATCTCCGTATCTTCGAACATGTCCTCAGGTGTTTTCGTAATATCGAACCCATCTGTCTGTGTTCTGAAGAAGTGTTTACCATTGTCCGACATGCACCTGATGCAGACCGTCACCATGCCCTCAAGACAAACCTTGTTGTCTATCAACTTTCCGATTGTACGGAGCTTGGTTTCTCCCATGTCATTCGTATCCTCGTGGAGTAAGATGTAAACAATCACATCGTCCGGCAGATCCTTTTTTATCCTCTGCACCAAAAAATACATGGTATCTGCTATGTCATCGTACATATCGAACGATGCATTGCCCTTCTTGTTCCTGTGGTTGTCCATGAAGTGATGTGTCATCAGATACCCGGCATCATCAATTACCGCAGTTTTGCACGGCATCTTCTGAAGTTGTGATATAATAGTGTCGAGCTTATCGGAGCGGCAGATGTATTTGAAGGTATTCTTAAAAGGCAGAGCCTTCCCTTCGATATTGATGAGCAGGATCTCGTCCTCGCCAAAGAACTTTAACGATCTGCTCTTGCCGCTTCCCGATTTGCCATAAATTAAAATTGGCATTCCCATGTTTGTATCCTCCTTTTTTTTTATTTAAACGCTAAATGTGTCCCTCTTTCCCCAATGTGCGCCCATTCACACTCAGGATGCTCTTCCAGATACTCACGGATGAGCTTTGCATCCTTCTCATACTTGACTTTCATCAGATTCTGCGGAATATCTTCCTCACGGTCATACACGATCGGAGCCACACCGCCATTCTTGACAATCTTGATGGTGTAGTCGCCTGCATGCAGCTCGTTCTGTCCTGTGACCACCATCGTATCCTTGAGTGCCTGCTTGAGCCTTGCGATGTTGCTTCTGCGGATCTTCTTCTTCATGCTCCATTCATACTCAAGCTGTTCTGCCCGGTCGGCCTCCATCTCGATCTGCTGAATAACGTAGATGTAATTAGCCGCCTTTGCTTCAAGCTCGCCCTGGACACCCTCAAGCGAATTCTTGATGATCTGCTCAAGCTCTGTATCATCGGTACACTCGCAGAGCATGTCCTTCAGCTCAAGCCATTGCCCTGTGATGTTGAATAAACTGCCCTCTCTGCCCATTCTGCATCTCCTCTCAATAATTGATAATTCTCCCAATCCTCTTCATCTTCAGGAATGGTGTTGTAATCAGGATCGAGCCATCTGTCCTCTAGTTTCGATAAACACTGCATATCGTAGGTACTAAGCATTCTTTGTCACCTCGACAGGCTCAATGCCTAAATCCTTCGCCATGCTCTCTTTGTACCCGGCAATTACTTTTTTAGCATCCGCAAGTTCTGCCTTGAGTGCAGCATTTTCAGCTTCTAATGCATCTGCACGGTTCTCTTCTTCTTTCCACCATCTATGCAGATTATCATTATCTTTAGCATTCTTTTTCTTCGCCTCTTCAACTTCCTTCTGCATTTCGGCCTTGACACCTGCAATGATGTACTTAGCGATCTTTTTGTTCACTCTGCATTCCTCCTAATCTTTTTCTTCAGATGCCTCACATATCTTTTCAATGCAAGCCTTTGTGCATCCAAGTTCCAGCATCCAATGAAGGACTGTTTCCGCATCATGCTGTGATACGATGTTGACGTGCTTGTCCAGAAATGTAAGCTCAAACACCTCTAAGTCCTGTTTGTTACCAGCTATCATCTGAGTAGTAAGCGGATCACAACACCCTAATATGGTCAGAGCGATCACGATATTGGTTGCGCTTGCCTTGTCCGGCAGTGTTACTCTTGTGTTTCCTCTTTTTACAATGTAGATTTCATTGCCCATGTTTCTCGATTACCTCCCAAACTCATGCCGTATGATGGTGTAAAGATTCCATACAACCAACAACAGCCAGAATAATAATTTTTGATTTTCGCTTAACATCATTTACTCTCCCCATTGATGAACTTCTTCAGCTCAGCTTCGTTGATGTAGTACGTCTTGCGCTGTCCTGCTCTAATGATGTAGCCGAACGGACACGTGCCATTCTGTATCCATACCCGGATAAGCTGTTCTGATAGCCTAAGTTGTTGTGCTGCTTGTTTGATGGTCATTCGACCTCACCTGCCTCGGATTCGATCTCCATATCTACCTTGACATAAAAATCAACTATTCCATCAAGCTCATTGATTTTGTGTGCATAAAATTCTGTTTTAAGAGCATCATGCATTGAATCTGCTATATCCAAATTATCAATCAGCCAACCACGGATAGTTTCGATGCTTTCCTTTAATATTTCTTCCCTGACTTCTTTTTCTGTTCTCACTTAATCACTCCTTCCTTCCAACCCCATTTTGAACGTGACCAGATTGGTCTAATTAAATCTTTACCCCTATCGCCCCTTTTATACCTATCGCAAATCGTTGTTCTGCCTAATCCATTTTCATATGCCCAATCAGCAAGAATTTTTACTTCTCCATTGATTTCAACATAAGTGTTATCTGTACGATTACGATATTGCTCTCGCATTGGTACCCATCTGCAATTAGATGGTTCGTAAATTCCATTGACATTGATTCGATCAAGAGTTAAATCGTCACGATAACCATTTGCCATTGCCCAAGAATAGAAATTCATAAAATCATGTTGCCATTCAGCGCATACTCGAATACCTCTGTCATAATAATTTTTGCGATTACGTATGTTTTTGGGATTGCATCTATATTTCATAGAATCCCACTCTTTGTATATTCTGGTGCCATACATTCCATGAGTACTCCGAGATATACATAAGTTTCGTGATGTTTCTCGCATAAAACATCCACATGATTTTATTTTCCCATTAGTTACTTGGTCTTTTCTTGTTCGTGTTAAATTTCCACATTCGCATTTGAATATCCATGCCGAGTGTCCATCAGATGTAAGCCCATCTCTTTTTACAGCAGTTAATCTGTTGAATTTTTGTCCTGTAATATCTTTTTCCGTTTTTATCACTCCCTTCATCCAATATCTTTGACAAATGTTTCAAGTGGAACATTTAATGCCTGACATATCTTGTAATACTCAATACAGTCAATCTTACGATCATGGATGCAGATGTCAGATATCTGTGAATTGGTCAGACCTGTTTTTTCTGCAAGAAATGACTGCTTAATGCCATTCTGCGATAAATATTCCTTAATTCTTGCTCCTACCATATAAGCCTCCTTCCTTTTAAAGTACGTTTTTTTCGTACTTCAATTTCAAAATATTGAGATAAGGTTAATCCCTTATCCCCACATCTTGTACGATGTTTTCGTACTATACATAATATAGTACGTAATTTTCGTACTGTCAATATATTTTTGTTAATTAGATACATTTTTTTCGTACTTATGCCGATAAATATGGTAAAATAAAGTAAACCAAGGAGATAAAAAAATGAAAGACGAACAATTACGCGCCATAATTCAAAGTAGAATTGCCACTTGTAGAGAGGAAATGGGCTTAACGCAGACTGAATTAGGCCAACTTATTGGAAGAAGCAAAACAGGAGTCGCTTCTTGGGAACAAGGCGATTCTATGCCAAGTGCTGATTTGCTTTATACTCTATCTAAAATATTTAATAAATCTATCAATTATATGTATGGTGAGGATGAATAAATGCGTTTAGCAAATGGAATGGGTTCTGTTCATAAAATGCCCGGAAACAGAAGAAAAAGCTGGCGCGTAAGAGTGACCGCCGGATGGAGCTTCGATCCTGTTCTTATGAAGAAAAAACAAGTGTATAAAACACTCGGATACTATGAAACACGGAACGAAGCTCTTAAGGCCCTTATGGACTACAACAATGATCCGTTTGACCTTGATACTCTGACAGTGACTCTTGATGACTGTTACCAGCAGGCTAAGAAACGATTCACGGAATCACGCAAGCGGAATTATTATGCTGCGTATAAATATCTCGAACCAATCAAAGACAAGCCGATCAGGAGCATTAAGGCCCCAATGATGCAGAAGTGCATTGATGCATGTCAGACCACTCAGCAACAGGAAATAAAGACCGTCTGCCACAAGATATTTGATTATGCCCTTGAAATGGAGATAGTGGACAAGAACCCAAGTCTGCACCTAAAGAGCAATTCTGTCGAAACAGTTATTGACAGGATCGTCTTCACACCTGACGAGATTGCTGTAATTGAAGAAGCTGATACTTGGTGGAAAATCTGCCTTGCCTGTTTGCTTTATTCCGGCATGCGAGCAAAAGAACTTCGGGACCTGTCAGCAGACGATATCGACTTGGATGAAATGACCGTAAACATCCGAATTGCCAAGAACAAGTCTTCTGTGCGCAAGATACCCATCCACACGCACGCAGAACCGTTTTTTAGAGCCTATAAAGAAGATGGTATAGGATTTTACCATAAGACACATAATGGCTTTAATAAGGCTATTTCGAATGCATTCACAACAGAACATCATGCCCACGATACACGGCATACTTTCGCCACCAGAATGCGAGAATGCGGTTGTGATCCTCTTGTCCTTCAGAAGATCCTCGGACACACTCCGCAGACCATCACCGAACGTGTATACACTCACATCGTACTGGATGAAATGCGCTCCGCACTCGAACTTTTAGCCTATTAAATTTTGTGTATTGTGCGTGTATTATAAACTCAAATTAACTTGATTTTATCAGCATTTAAGCCATTTCTGAAAATAAGTTATGTAAAATGAAAATCCCCTTAAAACCTAGGTTTCATGCGGCTTTAAAGGGATTTTTTGTCTGCTGCTAAGCAGAATCGAACCACGCATGGTTGAGCGGTTTTCAAGGCATTTTGCGTATTGCGTGCGTATTATAAACCTTGTTTTATGTCGAACAACTTGCTATACTAATTCCAGGACGCAATACACATTTTGTATCACTCCCCCACAAGGGCCAGCCGCTTTTGTTTCCTTTCACGGTTGGCCCTTCTTCTTTGCAATAAAAAAAAAGAGGGCATACCACCATAGTGGTACACCCTCGAAAGAAAAATATGGGGAGCTATTCAATTGTGGCCCAAGTTAATGGGCCGATATAACCGCTTTCAATCTGATGGTCTTGCTGGTAACGAACAACCGCTTTTTCGGTATCGTTTCCAAATTTCCCATCTGCACCTGCTTTGCCCACATCATAGCCGTGCATTTGCAGATATTTCTGCCAAGCTTTTACATACTCATTACAATCTCCCTTGCGGAGTGTCGGCTTGATACCGGGATCGACAGGCTTAATATCACCTTGTGCATATGCAATCCACTGAGCTTCGTTAATATATGCCTTATCCAAGTCCAGATTGTGATTGTAACCGTCAAGCCTGCCCTTAGACGAATATTGCAGAATCGCACACTCAGACCATGCACCGAATCCCTTGCTATCTGTCCAAGGATTAGATTGGTAGCTTGTCGGCTGTTGATTCTTGTACTGTGCGCACCATAACGGATATGAAGGATTCCACAGTGTCTTATATTGCCGACATACGGATTTAGACATATAAATAAATGGCAATACCTCTGTGAACTCTTTTACATAATCAAGCCACTCCATTGCATAATATGGACTTGCAAAATTCGGATTCTGCTCGCCTTCCCAATCCAAAACGAGAATGGCCTTGCCGATGTAGTCCTTGACCACGTTCAAGAAGTATTCAGCCTCTGCGATCGCACCGCCACCACCTGCGTAATGATACACACCGATGAGCTTGCCCAGAGATTGCGCCTGTGATATCTGAGTGATAAACTCTGGCGAAGTGTAGCTAACTCCCTGTGTGGCCTTGACGATAACGAAATCACATGGAACGGCTGCAAGATTTATTCCTTTTTGCCATTTGCTGATGTCGATACCATTCATGATTTATCCCTCTTATAGTAGTTGTAATTGCTGATACACAGGATCGTGCCTAAGAAGGTCGCAATCAATGTGATGGTCTGTGAAATGCTGGTACCAAGTGCCTCAAATCCCCATATCTTGCTAAGTCCAACAATCAGACTTGCAAGTGCCGGAAGAACAATGATGCAAATCCATTTCAGCCAAAAATACAACCCATCGTTCAATTTTCCATCTTTCATAAAATCCCTCCTTTACAAATCACAACCAAGAAACAAAAGAACCATATACACGGCACCGCACCATATCCCGGCACCGACAACTGCGAGAAATATGCTCATAACGGAATGTGACCCCCTAGCAAAATAATGCCACTGACAAATAGAATGGCAAAATAATAGACAGCAAATAATGCTGCCATGATACCCAATAAACCAAGAAATACCTTCATATCTTACCTCGTCAGAAAATACGCAATGGCTGCCGTAACAAGAGCCGATATAACATAGCCGATCAACTGCTCCCATCGTTTCGCTGGTTTACCCTCGATCTCTTTTAGCCGCAATCCCTGTTCGTTTATCTCTTTCGCAATGTTCTCCACGTTAGCGGCTAATACCTTGACTGACACTACCAACTCTGATATTTGAGATTGCTTAACCTCAATGATCTCAAGTCGCTTATTCTGTCTGCTGTTTTCCTCGTCCACACGTCTTGCAAATTCGTCATGGACGGCTCTTGTTACATAATCTTCCATTGGCTTG